ATCCGTGTTAGTAGTCAGCCGTCCAGAGCTATATCTGATGAGACGGGGTTGTTGACCGTCGACCTTTACAAAGAAGGCCACAGTAATTCCCGAAAGGGCAGTGGATATTTGCTAAGGCTATTAAACTTTTGTTTCTTTTTCTGTTTTGATGGGCAGAAAAGACAAAAAGGAGAAATGCAAGGACGAGCCCGAGAGCAATGGTCAACCACGATGTGGAGACATGTCTCCGGCTACTGCACGTTGGAGTGCCAAACAGGAGAAGGCTGGACTAAAGTCGCCACTACCTGGGCACCAACGCAACAACCCGCGCGAGGACTGGACTCCCAGGGAGAGAAATCCAAAGTCGCATTGGGTGAGGAAAGGGGGTGGAGGCAAAAACGGCCCATCCCGCGGAGGAGATAGAGCCGTCGCAAAAGCTGCCGCAGAAGCGACTTATCAGGCCGATGGCATGAAAGATGCGCTTCGTGAGCAGTTTGAAGAGACACGCGTTGCTCAAGATGCCTCGATGCACTTGAGACGTGATCTCACAAATGTCACAAATGACTTGAAATGTGCCGAAGAAAAACTCGGACTGCACAGGAACCGGATCGATCAAATGCATGACGAGAAACGGAAAAACTTCCACTGTGCGTGGCTTGATGAAACAGAGCGCTCCCTAATAACCTTTGTGTTATTCGTGATGGTAGTGCCTGCGATTTTCATTTCGCTGGTAATTTATTTGGACTTCATCCATCAGTTTGGATTGTTCCAATTCATGTGTTGTTGGCAAGCGGTTGTGGCCAGCATGATTTACCAGTTGATTGCGGTGTTCGCCGACCGCTACATCTGTGCCAAGCGCGGGTACAGAGCGATTTTTTGCAAGCGCATCACCCACAGCTTTGACGCCGTAACCCAGGAAGATTGGGACCTCTTAGACAGACGTGCTGACGTTATGTCTATGCGCAAGCTGCTTCATGACAATGCCCGGTATAGCGTCGTTGCATACCGTAAGTCTTTAAATGGCGTTCTTTTAAATACCGACAAGTTTGGTGAACGTACTGGCGTTCCCAGTTTTTCTATCATTTCCCATGAGTTGCTCGCACAATTGACAGTACCGACTGTAATGTATGCAGATGATGCTCAGGTTGTTAAGGATAGGCTTGCGATTTCAGCAAAAACCACACACACCGTCAATGTTGACGCTTACCTCTACCAAGAGGGTGAAGATGTGGCTAGAGGCACCGCTAAGGTTGCGTTAGGGCTATGGTATCAATCTAGCCAGCGCAACTTTGCCGAGTGTTTCTAGCGAGCCCCGTCGTGACAGGTGGGCAGCGATTGTACGCTTACGGTTATCGGTACCTTGAGGAGATCATGGACATAATAGATGCCGTTAAAGTTAGTGCGCAGGTTTCTCAACCGCGCGAAGTCCTCTTTTTGAAGAGGCCAGTTGTTCAAATTTGCTTGGGAGCATGGGTTGTTGGAGTGGTCCGACCCCACCCTTGCCCTTTGGACACAGGTACAATCATCGCTGGGGCTCGGAAAAGGTTTTTGAGGAAACCTCCTGTAGCTGAGACAGTACTTATGAAGGAGTTTCGTAGGTTTGTCAGGTACAGATGCCGGAAGGAATTTACCCCCCTTTCTTCTGATGTAGATGTGAGCGTTGAACAATGGTTAAGCCACACTATTTACCCCGACTGGAGACGTAAGGAGCTCCAGGTTCAATGGGATGGCGTTGCGAGTATGTGGGATCCAGATAAGTCCCACCGCTACTTTAGATGCAGTTCTTTCATGAAAGATGAGGATTATCCAACCTACAAGCACGCCCGAGCTATAAATTCTCGCTCGGATGTTTTTAAATGTGCAGTAGGTCCTATCTTTAAGCTAATAGAAGAGCAAGTGTACCGACACGAAGCCTTTATTAAGCATGTTCCAGTTGCCGATCGACCAGATTATATAATGGCGTTGTTGCACCGTGAAGGAGCTAAATATTTTGCGACTGATTATACGGCTTTTGAGAGTCTATTCACGCGAGAATTAATGGAGGCATGCGAGTTTGAACTCTATGCATACATGACAAAGTACCTTCCTTCGGGTGGGGAATTCATGCGCCTAGTACGTGAAGTGCTGGGTGGCCTCAATTTGTGTGTCTTTAAAGACTTCAGGGTCATGGTAGAAGCGACCCGTATGTCTGGAGAGATGTGCACGTCCCTTGGTAACGGGTTTTCAAACCTGATGCTAATGCAGTTTATGTGTAAGAAACTAGGCTGTAAGAAGGTACGAGGGGTGGTTGAAGGAGACGACGGTCTCTTTACCATGGTGGGGACTCCCCCCACCGCAGAGGATTTCGCTCGTTTGGGCTTAATCATTAAGGCAGAAGTTCATGACACAATTTCTACCGCATCCTTCTGTGGCTTGGTCTTTGATCCTGAAGACCGCATCAATGTCACAGATCCGCGTAAAGTTTTAGCTAGCTTTGGGTGGACCAGTCGCAGATACGCACGCGCGCGTACAAGCAAGCTTTCATATTTGCTGCGCTGTAAGGCTTTGTCTCTAGCATTTCAATATCCCGGTTGTCCCATCATTGCCGAATTAGGCTTGTATGGAGTTAGGGTCACTGAAAAGGTGAAACACAAAGGTGTTTCTTTCACTGATTTCATCAACCGTAAGGGTGAGTTTGATTCCTATAAAACGGGTCAGTTACTTGCCGCCATGAAACACGGGAGCATACCGCGTAAAGAACCTTTGTGGAACACTAGGTGTCTTGTCGAAAGACTTTATGGCATACCGTGTGAGGTACAGGTCCAGATTGAGACCTATTTTCGCTCTTTAACTAAGATCCAGCCGTTGAACCACTGGAGTTTTCCGACCATCATGCCAGAACTTTGGTATGAACATGCGTCGAAGTACTCTTTTTCTAGTGATCGTCTGGACGTGAATCTTGAGATTCCTGCGAGAAGTTACCCCCATATCGATGGACTTGAGCCCGAATGGAACGTTGAGGATATGCCGGTTAATTTAAGTAACCGAAGGGAGTGGAGTTCTCCTGAAAAACTCTATGGCGAATTCGCGCTTCGTCATTGCCGGAACCCTGTACCTGCATAAAAAGAAACAAGGGGAGACATGAAACTAGTCTTATGGTTACTCCGGGGGAAACACGTCAGCACCATCGGAGAAAGACCCTTAAATGTGGGCAACTTTCGCT